CAAATTTTCAGCGTGCAATGGCTGAAATAAAACTCGTTCTTGAAGGTGTCTTTGAAGGTCTTCTCACTACTGTGACGGGCACCACAAAACTATCAGATGGATTATTCAAGATCGCAGAAGCGATCGTCTATTTCGGTTCTATTGCGAACGATGTTCTGAACGTTTTGATGAATGATTTCAAGGCTGTTTCAACAGTATTCGGAGCGATATACACTGGAATTAGAAATTTTGGAATCGGAATCAAAGCACTTCTTTCTGGTGATTTTGATTTCGCAAAAGAAGTCGCCAGTGGAACGAAAGAATTTATTGAACAAGAATTTGAAGATGCAGCTCGGACAATAGACAAGAATTTTCAATTTGATAATATGACAGAATCAGCTGAAAAGGCTGTGGAAAAACTTCAGAGTCTTAGAGATCAGATTCTAAGTGGTGGTGGTGCTGGTGGTGCTGGCGGTGGTGGCGGTGGTGGAGCTAGTGGAGAAGCACAGGCTCTTAAATTTGGGGATACAATCAGCATAGATCTGAAAGAATTTGATGATGCTATTTCAGATCTTGAAGCGTCACTTGAAGGCTTTGATGAATCATTGAAGGGTCTTCCATCACTGATGGAAAAGACGATGAAAATCGCTGGTGTAGGCATTGCTTCTGAAATCGCACTTCAAGCTGCGAGTGGACCAGCGGGGACTATTCAAGCGATCGGTGAAGGACTAGAGAAGTTAACGATGGGCATGAGTGGAATCATTTCCGATGCTGTCCTGGGCATTGCACGACTTGGTGAAAAGAGTCCGAAAGAGATTCAAGAAGAATTTGATAATTTCGTGAAAGCATTTTCAAAGGGGCTGGAAATGCTTCCGAGAGTCTTGATTCAAGTTCTTCCGAGATTCGTTCGTCAGCTGACGGTCGGAATCTTGAAAGGTATCTTGAAGCTGCCTTTCATCATCGCTGATGCAATCGGTGAAGTATTCGCAAGAGCATGGAACGCTATCAAAGAATTCTTCAAGTCAATCTTCACAAAAGAGGGAAGACAAGAGAGAAGAAGAGAAAGAAGAGCAAGAAGGGAAAGGGGAGAAAGAGGGCCGATCGGTGAGTTCTTTGAGAATCTTTCAGAATCCAGTGCTTTCTATATGTCGGGGGGTATATACCGAGCACAGAGTGGAATCAGATTCACAGGGGCGAAGAGGGGTCTAGCGATGCTGCATGAGGGTGAATCAGTGATCCCAGCATCAGGCCGAACTGGTCAGGCTGAACAGCGATCTTTCAATCAGTCTGGTGGTGGTGGTGGAGTCAATATAATTATCAATAGCGCAGTGGTGGAGAATCGTGCTATTGATGAATTAGTGAGAAGACTAGAAAATCGTTTCGGTACATTCGGAGTCGGAAAATCATCACTGTTCGGAAGGTAATATGGGCAACGCTAAGTTTTATTATTTCTCTAGGCCAGCGGGGATTTCTTATCTTCAGACTATAGATCTTCAAGAGGGACTCGCTGAACTGTTTTCAGAATTCGAAATTGATGCACAAGACGGTGTTTCATACACTGGTCGCAGATTCAGAACGATCTCAAGATTATCTGAAATCGTCAGAATTCAGCGTGATCGGATGAAGGGTGGAGAAGAGCTTTCTAGGGACTTGAACTCCCTTCAGAGTCATCTAGCACATGGATATCCGACAATGTTCAGTGCTGATTCTGAGAAAGCATATGCAACCTACTTGCGACAACCTGCTAAGGCTGGCGATACTGTTCTTTATGTCGGACCGAATGTGTATCGGTCCTTTGTAGGGAATCAGATCGTTCAGGCTGGTGATTATCTCATGATAGAATCACAGAATCCAGCGATGTTCTATCAACAGGTAGAAGTTCAATCCATCACAGCGACAGCTTCAAGCCCAGGAACGATCACGCTAGCGAATCCGATTCAATTTGATTTTGATTCAGGTTCAATCGGTGTTCGGTGGTATCGCTTTTGGCCTTCACTGAAGCGACCAGCTGATAATGTGAATACGAACATGATATCAAATGAAAGAGGCTTTCTGTGGAGTCTAGATGTTCTGATGACTCCAGATTATGGGGTATATCATGACTTCTTGATTCCGATCGGTGAAGAACTCGGTGATCTTTCACTCGGAATATTGGATGCAGCTGATTCTTCTGATTCTCCCTTGTCTGATTCAGGCTATTGCCCACCAGACCCTAGACAGGGAGAAGGCTTCGGAAATATAGAAACAGAACCAGATATTTCTTCTTCTGTATCAGTGCAATAATGTCGTGGAATAACTATTTCATCGCTGAACTGGAGAAGAAACAGAGTCTAGCTTTTCTCTTTCGTTTGGAATTTGTCAGACTGAAGTTCGGGCCGTCTGATGGATATGTGATTGATGTAACGAATCCAGATATTCAGCTGGAGTCGGATTCAGTCCGAATCAATGGAACGAATGTTCAGCCTCAATCTTTCAATGTGACCTTCGGTCAATTTTCACTGAATCTTGTCGGTGATTATAGAGTGATTCAGAAGAAGATCTCAAGAGGGGCTGTGGCGATTCTCTATGTCGGATTCAGAGGCTATAACACTTCAAATTATCAAAGACTGATATGGGGGCAGCTGTCAAATATTCGGAAGATCAATTATCAGACCTTTGAATTGGTATTTGATGATGCTCTTTCAATATTGGATAATAGGCTTGATCTTCGCTATAACACAGGGCTTCAGATTCATAATTCTGGCCTTTATTATACTCTGAACCAAAGTACGCAATTAACATCGAATTTCAATACAAATACAGGTACGAACATGTACTTGAATAATATTGATATCTTTGAGAAAGACACAAATACGAATGGATTGATTCGTATTGAAGAAGAGCATGCTTCTGCAGCTTTCTATGCACAGTGGACTTCAAAGACTTATACGACTGCCCCCGCTGGTTATCTCACTCTAGCGACTACAGCTCCGTTTTCACCGAACTATCCATCGGTATCAGGCATAACTATTCCGACAGAAATACATGCCAGTGAAGCGAATGTCTTCAATCAAGCACTGATTCAAGATTTTCCGCCTCATATTCTCGGAAGAGTCATTTCAAGGGGCACAGGCAATGCTCTTGATACACTCCCTTCTTCATGGGGTATCAGTGGAGGGAATGGGGATCTTCCCTCCGATCTATATGATTATTCAGATGCTGAATCACAGAAGATCTATATAAAAGCTGCGAGCACGACCTATAACTGGAGGGTGCCGATTCTTCAGACTGAAACAGAATTCGGAAGACTCTTCACTGATAAGGCAGCTTCAGTCGGTCAATGGCCTGTTCTAAGACAAGGGAAAATCAGCTGGAGGGGCTGCGACGATCCGTACGATGCCACCACTCCGAACGGAATCAAGCCGATCGTAACAGATATCACTGATGATGATATTATTTCAGTGGTTTCACATGACTTCTTTGATCCAAATGCACCAGCTGTCTATTCTAAATTCCGAATCATATACGATCAAGATGGAACCACCACAACGATAACAAGAAATCAGACTCTGACGAGCCTCCCCGCTTATGCTTCAGCGACTGATAGAGGGGATGGGCTGACCTTTGATCCGACTCAGAACAGGCTGAACATGGCGGTCGCTGATGGAACTCGGATGGAAGGTTATTTCAGATATCCAGTGGAGAAGATCGTTCTGAATACTCATATGAGAATGGCACAGTTCGTCGCTGGTGATAATGTCACATTGACAAGTTCTCTTTTATATGGCACAAATGAACAGAACACTTTCAATAGAAGGATAGGCATGGTTTCGGGGGTTGATATAGATTTCGGAAGTCGGTCTTGTATCGTTACAATTCTATTCTTGCCGACATTATCGCAGAGGTCATTTCGATGAAGCCAGAACTCTTGACTCAACTTGAAGCACGAGGTTTCAAAACCTTCAGTGGAACCTATAATCTGAATCTGATCGGAATCCGATCAAAGAATCAAGTTCCGAATAAATTCAAAGACCGATTTATCGTCATATATGAAGCCGATGGAAAATGGCACGAGCTTGAATTTCCATTTACAAGCCTTCCTGGGCATTACTATTTGAAAAATCCATCAAGAATCAATGGCACAGCTGTCTTGATTCATAATCGCCAATATCGTTCATGCTGGAAATTAGGTCTTCACCGAGGCAAGTATGAAGCATTGACTCAAGTCGGTGAAATGGCGGTATGGCGTGACAATAACAAAGATGAAATAGCCGACTTCAATGGAGAAGAAGAATCAGGCTATTTCGGAATCAATTGTCACCGAGCTTCTGAATACAGAGAATCTGAATCAATAGACCGATGGAGTGCGGGGTGTCAGGTGCTGGCGAACCCTTCGCATTTCGCTGTCATTATCAATCTAGTGAAACAGCAAATAAAGAATGGATATGGCGATACATGTAGTTATATTCTGATTGAAGAAGATTATTTGAATAACCCTCCACAGGAGAAAGAACAATGTCAGGTAAAGGACTCCGAATCGCAATCGAAATCACAAAAGCGATCTTCCCCATCATCAGAG